ATTCGCCTAAACTAAGTTAATTAACTCCAACTTACCTAAATCAAGTGGCATTTTATTCAGGTCAAGATGGCAAGCTTTATATAGATGGCAGTGCTACTGAAGCGGCGAAAGTTGTTTCTTGGTCATTCTCAGCTTCGCAATCCACTCTCGACACAACCAGCCTTTCCGATACAGATCGAACACTAATCGAAGGGATACGCAGTATTTCAGGAAGCTGCCAGATTTATTATCACAGTGATGCCAGTAGTTCTGGAGATGCTACGACTCTTATTGGCAAAGTAATTAAGGCACGTAGCGCGGCGGGTGTTCCCGGTGTTGCTCCCAAGCAGAACGCTACAACAGCAGAAACAGCGACAATTCTCGAACTTGGATTTAAGGATTACCAAGGCACGATCAAGAAGATCAAGTTACCTGTTGTCTTAACCAATGTTTCGATGACAAGTTCTCAGGGTGAAGTTTTATCTGCCAATGTTTCGTTTGAAGCTAACGGCGCACCTAGTTCTATTAATATCTAATGTCTGGGAAAGTTATCACCGGTGATGATGGGTACGTTGAACTTCAACGAACCTCTCTTGAATACTCATTTAATACGACATTAGAACCATCGGATGTCAATACGACCCGTAAACGCTTCTCTGTTGATGGGTTAGAAGACAGTGTTATCACCGGCGATAAAATTGAAATCGCCACTGTTGACGATTCAACTCTTGAATTAGTTAGCGGTCATAGTTACTCAGATGGAAGTTGGTTTGTTCATGTAGATGCGGCGGGAGGAATACGTTTATATGACACATTTGATGATGCAATTTCAGGGGGTGCGACTACTGCACTAACTCTTGTTACTCCAAGCGCATCGAAGGCAGTAACTTTAAAAGCACGTAATACTTCGTATCGGCCACTTGCGAGAGTACGAGATTTTGAGTTCACAACTAACCGAGAGTTAATACAGACAGAAACACTGGGATCAAAGTTTAAAGAGCAGTATGAAAATGGTTTGATTCAAGGGCAAGGTACAGTTAACTGCTTTTGGGAGCATCGCTATTTACTATCTGATCCAGATACCCGTCAGGCAGTCAAACCCGAATTTGCAGCTTACTTAGCTCGGTTAATTCTTCGCTTAGATCAAGGTTGTGACTTTAATGGTCGCTTCTTTATGTATAGGGAGAGCGCAAGTGCAACTAATAATTGTTGGTGGGAGTGCGAAGCTCAGATCACTAATTGCGCGATCAATGTACCGGCTGGCGGTGTTGTCGAATCCCGAATAGAGTTTATTACAACTGGCAAGTTCCAACTAAAAACTGGAAGTACACCGGGCTATATCCTTCAAGAATCTACCGATTACTTATTACAAGAGACAGGCGACAAGATCTTCCTAGAAGACGACGGAACTTAATTAAGGATATGCTACTAAGATAAGTTAAATAGTTGAGTTGATTGAATGGCTGACCTTCAGATAAGTCAACTGCCTACTCTAGCGGAGGCAGATTTAGCGGCTGGAGATGAATTAGCTGTCGTAGATGGCAGCGCGTCGGAAACAAAACGAATCACAGCTAAAGCATTAGTAGAAAAAGGAGTTGCTTTAATTGATGCGGGTTCAATACCCGGTTCAGCACTGGCAAGTCTTGGTGCGAATACCGTCGTAACGGCAAGTATCACAGATGCAAACGTCACCAATGCAAAGCTAGAAAATTCAAGTTTTAGTTTCGGCGGCTTAACCATTTCTCTCGGTAGTACCGACAGTACACCTGCCCTTGATTTAACTGACGCAACTAATTATCCGGCATCTTCTTTAAGTGGAACAGTATCTAACGCTCAGTTAGCTGGCTCGATTGCAAATAATAAATTAGCTAATTCATCTATATCTTTAGGTGGGGTCTCGATCAACCTTGGTGATACCAATGCGACTCCAACATTTGATTTAACCAATGCAACTAACTATCCCGCGTCTTCTTTAACAGGAACGGTATCGAATGCTCAATTAGCTGGCTCGATTGCCAACTCCAAGCTAGTTAATTCTTCAATTAATATTGGTGGCGTTACCTTAAACCTTGGTGATACAGATAGTAGCCCGGCTTTTGATCTTTCGGATGCAACGAACTATCCGACATCTTCTCTGTCTGGCACGATTACAAATGCTCAGTTAGCTGGAAGTATCCAAGGATCAAAAATTCTTGCAGCGAGTATTTCTTCAACTGAGCTAGGGGCAAATTCCGTAACGGCGGTTCAGCTAGCCGACAACTCTGTGGATACTGGAGCCGTAATTGACTCAAGTATTACTGATGCAAAAATCTCAGCAGTTAGTGGTACAAAAATAACAGCGGGGTCTTTACCAGCAACAGCATTAAATACAAGTAATTTAGGGACCGGTTTAGCTATATCGAGTAACAACTTAGTTATAAACAATACGGTTGTAGCTGGAACCGCTGCGAAAGTTAGCTTCTCAGCCCAAGGACTCGTCACAGGTAGCGCAAGTCTCGCAGCTAGCGATTTGCCCATAGCTGATGCAACTAATGTTGGTGGCGTTTCTATTCCAGCGGGATCTGGTTTATCAGTAACAGCAGCCGGAGCCTTATCTCTATCCAACTCAATTACTGCGACTACGGTTTCAGGAGTAAGTGTAGATTCAAGAGGTTTAATTTCATCAATTACAGCATTAGTTAGTAGCGACATTCCTACGGCTACGACATCAAATAAGGGTGGCGTTATTGTTCAATCAGGTGGGGGAATAAGTGTTGATGCTTCGGGTAATATTACAACTACGACCAGCGGTGTATCAGCAGGTACTTACCAGTCTGTTGTTGTTACGAATAAGGGAATAATAACAAGCGGTAGTAGTCTCACAGATGCGGAAATCCCCAATATTAGTGCAGCTAAATTAACGAGTGGAACCATTGACGCTGCTAGGTTTGCTTCAAATAGTATAGGTCGGGATAAGTTTTCCGATACATCAACAACGATCTTCGGCTCTGTATCGCAATCGGGGTATCCCACCGCCAGCTATGCAGGAGAATTTTTCTTCGATTCTGTGGAAGAGGATCTTTTTATCTGGGATTCGAATGCTTGGCAACCGGTCACAACTTTAACAAAAGGTAGTCTGAAGCTAGGAGGCGTTTACGATGCTTCAAATTCGACTGTTTCGAGTGTCACATCTCACGGGTCTAGCGTAGGACTCACAATTGGACAAAATCTTCCTACTCCTAGCAGCACAACCGACGCGACATATTTAATAGTGGGAACTGGAGGTACACCTAGCGGAATCCCAAATGGACCAACAGGTGAATTAATCCCACCCGACTATCTCTTATCTGTTACCAGTTCAACGGGCTCATCGTGGGTTGAGATTGATTTGAGTACGACCGTCTCTTCTCCGACAGCTAGCAATGTTTCGGTAATTAGCGGATGGGGAGGCAGCTCGACCAACGTGCAAAATGCTTTGGCTGAGTTGAGTTCAGGCAAATTAGGTCTTGGCGGTGGGAATATTACGGGAGAATTGAAGCTAATGAATACGGGCTCTCTTGCTTGGGAGGGAACGGATAATGATTGGCAGACTCGGCTTACAGTTGTTGATCCGACGAGTGCAGATCGCACGATCACGTTGCCGGATGCCAGCGGAACCGTCGTTCTTCAAGGCCAAACCGGTGTAATTGACTCCACCATGATTAGTGATGGAGCAATAATGAATGCGGATATTAATGCAAATGCCTTAATTTCTATATCGAAGCTTGAGGCTCTTACTGGGGCTCAGATCATTATTGGAAATAGCAGCAACGAACCCGTAGCTGTTGCGGTCACTGGAGATATATCAATAGACAATGCAGGACTCACGGCAATCGGCGCAGGGAAGATCCTAAATAGCATGGTGTCAGGTTCGGCAGCTATCGCTGGCTCGAAAATTACTCCGGCAAGTACATCAGCAGTTGGAACAGTTCAGTTAAATGATTCAACTAACTCAACTTCAACAAGTGAGGCAGCTACAGCTAACGCACTTAAGACAGCTTATGACTTAGCTAATACAGCTAATACAGCAGCGGCGGCAGCATTCCAAACTACCGGCGGTTCAATAACTGGTGATGTAACTCTCGCGAATGCGAAAGAGCTACGTTTCAGCGAAGCATCAGGCGACGGCTCAAATTACACAGCCTTTAAAGCACAAGCCCAGTCTTCAGATATAACTCTCACATTACCGGCAGACTCGCCTACTGGGGGGTACGTTTTAAAAGCGAACGCAAGTACACCTACAACTCTTGAGTGGGCGGCGGATAGTGCAACTGATAACACTAAAATGCCACTCGCGGGAGGCACATTACAAATGAAGTAACCCTTATGGGGGCAAGGAGTAATGGGTCAATGGATTAATTAACACCAAAGGTTGCAAGCGACCCAAATGGTTGT